GGCATAGGAACAGAAATATTTTATTCTGGATTTCCCTCAAGCCATAAATTAATGTCATTCAATGGTAGAGTTGCAGGTTATGAAAATTCTGGCAGAATAGGAGACAAGCATATCATACTTCAAACTTATGGATGGTTTGGCTGTTCGGGCTCAGTGATTTATAATTTAAAAGGTCAGATTGTTGGTATATTATACGGTGTTGATGTTGAGTACGCGCCAAATGTTCAAGTTCAAGAAAATATGATCTGGGTTGTGCCAATTGAGCAATTAAATATAGAAAAAGCCATAAAGCCATTCTGTAATGGTTTTAAAGGAAAAATACCAAGAGCCTGCAAATGAAACATTCATGGAATAAATTTCTTCATGAAGGTGAAAATAAAGCTGCTGGAATTGTTGTTTGTCTCAATGATAAGCAACAATTTCTTGTTATTAGAAGATCTAAGTCAGATCATAGAGCTGGCCAATGGACTATTCCCGGTGGACACATTGATGATGATGATAACTCAATTGAAGATGGCGCACTAAGAGAATTAGAAGAAGAAACTGGCTTAAAATGTAATAAAACTGATTTAATTTATCTTGGAGAGCCAAAAAATAAAAAATATTATTTTCTTACTAGAAAGTGGACTGGCGAAGTTGATGTATTGATACCAAATCCAGAAAGTGGCATTATAGAGCACGATGACTTTAAGTGGCTTACAATTAATGAAGTAAAAGACTTAGAAAATAGCGAGATTCCGATCTATTTATTGGAGAAAGCTTTAAAATTTACAGGATTTGACAAAAATGCGTGATTTATACGAAGATTTAGATGAGAAAAAAAGCAAACGTAAGAAAGCTGGCAGTGAATCTAGCAAAGAATCTTCTTTGAGAGACTGGTTTGGAAGAAAAGGCGCTAAAGGTAAGAAGAAGGGTTGGGTTGATTGCAATGCTCCAGACGGAAAAGGTGGTTATAAGTCTTGTGGTCGTTCAGGAAAAGAAAAACGCAAGAAGTATCCAGCTTGTAGGCCCACACCCGGTGCTTGCAAAGAACGCGGAAAAGGAAAATCTTGGGGTAAAAAAGCTAAAAAAAGAAAAAATGAGGAAATTTCTATGAATTTAGAACAAATTGTTCGCGAAGAACTTGAAAGTGTATTGGATGAAAGTTTTATTGACGCAATTGTAAACAGAAAAACGCACAAAATAGGTAAAGAGGCTATATCGCAATTGCAAGACTATGCATCAGATCCTATCGGAAATATTGACACTATTAACTCAATGTATGATGAATTAACACAAATTGAAAAAGAAAATTCGCCGGCCGCTAACAGTTTATATGACGCACTAGATCTAGCTAGAGAGCTTATATCAAAACAATATTCCAACAGGTCGTCTGACACAGCAAACACTAAATCCTACGATGGATATGATATAGATTCTCCCGAAGCTGTAAAGGCGCGCGGCGATAAACGTAGAAGACTTGCACAATATAAGCAAGATCAAGAAGATGAAAGACGCAAACGGAAACAAAGAGCAAAAGATAACGTAAGAAGAGGTTACGATGCTGGATTAGTAGACTATGCAGATACTTTGAGAGAAATGGTCAAAGAAGAACTTGAAGCTGTCATGAATGAGAAGGAAGGCAAGAAAGATGCTTGCTATCACAAAGTAAAATCACGCTATAAAGTATGGCCCAGTGCATATGCTTCAGGCGCATTAGTCAAGTGTCGCAAGGTTGGTGCTAAAAATTGGGGTAATTCCAAGAAAGAAGAACATGATATTACAATTGAAAACGAAATTATCGAAGTTTTAGGCGAGTCTCACACAGCAGCAGACGAAAAAACTCTCAAAAGAATGTCTAAAAAGCTCAGAGCATCATCCGAATTACATGCTGGACAAGCAAAAGAGCTTGAAGATATCATAGATCGTTCTCCAAATGATGAATTAGAAGAATCACACTCTAAAAAAGACGAAAAAACCCTTGAAGATATAGCAGATCAATTGAAAATGGCCTCCAAAATGCATGCAGGGCAGGCTGATAAAATTGATAAAATTGTTTCTGAATCAAATAATAGTAAATCAAGCAATGAAAAGTCTGTTTCTGAGGCCATGAACTGTGGCTGCGGACAAGATCCTTGTAAAACTTATGGTAAAGACAACGTTAAAATAATTCAATTTACAAATGAAGAAACTGAAAAATATCTTGAAGAATCTTTGTATTACGGATTAATTGATGAAGACGAAGAATTAGAAGAAGCTAAGAAAAAGAAAGCATGTAAACCATCAAAAGGCAAAAAGTTTGCTCGTAGAGTAAAAGGAAAGTGTGTTTCTTATGGTCAAGCTGGTAAAGCGAAGGGTGGTGGCGCCAGAATTAAGCCCGGTACTGGAAAAGGCAATGCATACTGTGCCAGATCTTATGGCGATATGAAATCACATGGAAAAGATTGCTCAGGTAAAGATAGAGGAACCCCTCTGTGTCTTTCGCGTCAAAAATGGAAATGTTCAGGCAAATATTCACGTAAAGGCAAGTAAAATATGGCCACAGATGAACAAATTCTTAATAAAACTATTGAATTATTGGATATTTTGCAAGAAAAATGTTGGGACGGTTATAAGCAGGCCGGCCTAAAGAAAAAAGGCAACCGAATGGTGCCAAATTGTGTCCCTGTTAACGAAAAAGTGCTTCGAGAAGTCACCGAAGACGAGATGCGAGTGCTTGAAGACGTCTTGGATGACTTAGACCCAGCAAATTTGCCTTTAAATGACCTTTTTAGCGGTAAAATGCGTGTTGTTATACCATTTCCGACCATTGATCTGTCAACAGAACTTGGAAATTTCACAGAATTCTTCAGATCTCAAGAATATGAAGTAGATTGGGATAAAGGTATGGTGTATGCCGAGCGTGATCTGCGCACATCAGACGATTTTCTTGATACTTTAATGGGTGGACCTGAACCAAAGAAGAAAACTAAGAAGTTTCAGATGAAAATCGGCAAGCTTTTCTCCAAATTGGCTGATTTAAGCCGAAGAAAAGACGAAATATACCAAAAAGTCTACAAACACATGGCGAATATTAACTATAAATTAGCAGATGGCGAACCAGTTAGGACACCAAACCGAGTTACCGGAAAAATGCTAAAAGCAGCGCTCGATGAGAAAGAATATGAGAATTTTAAGAGAATTAACAATCAAATTTACTTATATGTTGTAAATCCCGGTGTTGCAGGTCCTGCGGGCTATAATATGACTGATTTAGCGACGGAATACGGCGAATATTGGAAAAAGAACGCGGGATTTATCAAAAAAGAGATAAATAACATCGATAATGACAAATTTTCAATTATTATCACCCGACATCCGATAGATGTGCTCAGAATGAGCGATTTTGACGAGATTACTTCTTGTCACACCCCACCTAGTCGCCAAGGTGCCTATCAATCGTACTATAAATGCGCTGTAGCCGAGGCTCAGGGCCACGGAGCCGTAGCATACGTGGTTGAGACTGAAGACCTTCTGAGCGCCACTAATACGGGCAATATAGACAGCGCAGAACAAGAAATTCAAGAAGGCGAGGTATTTTTAGACGATAAGCGTCCATTTAGCGGCGATATTGAGCCAGTTTCTAGAATTCGTGTCCGCCATGTTAGATATTATGAAGGTGATGAGCCTCCAAAACGTTATGATGATGGACAAGATGTTGGAATGCCTGAAAAACGCGTCTATGGCGCTGATATCCCCGGTTTAGCCAACCAAGTTACTAAATGGGCGAGATCAAGTCAAGAAGAAGTCATCGCAAATATGCCAAAACAAGATGGCAAAATTGATTTAAGCAAATTTATGATTTTTGGTGGTTCTTACGAAGATACTGCGAACGCATCGGGTCGTGCTTTATTAATGAGGCAGCTAGTAGGTCAGCGCGTTAGCGGTAATATGAAACAAAACACAGATACCGAAGATGCCCTTGATGCTGATTTAATTGGTGATGTAATCCGTTCCTATGATGGACAATGTGAAAATATACAGCGTGAATACAATGATCGTATGGCCCAGACATATGTAGATTTTGAAGTAGGCGATGATGGTGCTGATGGTGCTTATATTAAGCCTTATGCGGCATTTATTGCAAAATGGCCAATTGATGAGTGGAAAAGATTGCCGAGCAATGCAGAAGAGGTTGTATGGAATTCTGTAGATGAATTAAATGAAAGATTTGGAACCATATTTGTTCCCTCAAAAGACGATACTCCTGTAATTCGTAGGATTCGAGAAGAAATTCATTTAACCATTCAAATCAATTTTGAACATCCTGAAATTGCTGGCGATTCATACTTTTCTTTCCCTGAGCAATTCGAAGAAGCGTGTCAGAAAATTGATAATGTAATAGATGATAGAAGAGATGCTTTCGAAGAAGTTCTTACTGAATATTTTAAACGCGAAGGACAAATGGAAGGCGGAAAGTATATGAGACTAGCCGTAGCAATTGAAGATAGAGAGCTTACTTCTTATGAGTGGGACTTAGAAACTGATGGAGATTATTACGATTCTTACGAGTCCACAGCACGATACACACATTACTATGATCCAGAAGATTTAGGATTGGGAATTGATGTATTAAAACAGATTGTTGATTCTCGCGACTTTAGAATTGAGTTGAGAAAACAACTATTAGAAGCACCAAGAAAAGAAGAGAATACGCAATATTACTTATCTATGAATGCTGTAACAGTCGAAAAGGGTGGGGAGATTGCATTTACCGCTATATTCTCGATTAATGCTGATGAGCCCGATATTATGGCTGGATTGTTTCAGGAGCTTGTAGAGGGTGAGATGGACGATGAAGATAACCTTACGGTAGTGTTCAACAGAGTTTTAGCTCAGTTTGTTAATTCTCGCCAGCCATCGTTTATGCAAACAAATGAAAACCTCGTAAAAACGTGGAAAGGATTTTTAAACTCATGAGTAAATATTTGCAAGATCCAGAGTATCTTTTTAGTTTATTAACAATTTTGGTTAAGAAAAATGGTGGTAAGATTGTTATTTCCGAAGAAGAGCAAAAAAATATATCCAAAGGTGACTTAATAGGAATGTATTATGAGCCGAAAACAAAAAACCTTATAATAAAAGAAGTTGATACCGAAGATATGTTGAAAGCCACAAATATGATTTCTGACAAAATTGACCAACAATATGACAATTAAGGATTGTTACTTTGATACAAAAATTACTATATCTTTATCTGTTGGCAGGAAATCCAGAAGGGCCAGTATTGGTTAATGATTATTATGAGATTGCTAGTCAACATTTAAAACAAGAAAGAGAGTGGGCTTCGCCACCACATATTATAGTCTGTAATTCTAGTCGAATAACTAAATCCAGATTGAATACAGCACTAGATTTTTGGAAAAAACTAGGCTACAGTTTTGGCAATGTATATTATGCTGACAAACAAGATTACCAGTGCGCCATGGGAAAACCTTTATTTGGTCAAATAATGATTGATATTCCAAGTAACAATTTTAAATTCAGCGATCACGTAGGCAATACAAAAACATGGTTTTCTGAAGAAGATAAAAGAATCTTAAAAGTTAAAATAGAAATTTTAGAAGGCTGGAATGATTCTTCTAGAATTCTTGAACATGAGTTAGGTCATGCGTTAGGCTGGAATGACGTTAATATTACAGGCCACATTATGAACGGGGTTTGGTCCCGTAGTGGAAATAATGTAAAAGGTTTACAAAAGTAATTTTAATATACTATTTATAAAAGACTTTAGTGTGGATGGGTCTTAATATGAAATTGCCTTTAATGTTTGAGAATAGTAAACTTCCAATTTGGCTTTCTTACATCGCTCCAATTGATGTAGGTGCATTTAGCTTTTTTATCATTGTTGCCTCTAGAGGCGAAATGTCAGATCGAACTAAGCGACACGAAACAATTCATTACAAACAACAATTAGAAATGTTGTTCATTTTTCAATGGATAATGTACGGTTATTTTCATATAAAAGGCTTACTATCTGGACTAAGTGGCAATGAAGCTTATTATTTGAATCCTTTTGAATTAGAAGCCTATGAAAATGATGAAGATGAAAACTACTTAGAAGAAAGAAAGCCCTATGCATGGGTAAAATACTGGTTGAAAAAATGAATATAACTGAAGAAAAACTTAAACAAATGATTATGGAAGAATTGGATAATATTCTTTTAGAAAAATGTTGGCCCGGATATGAAAAAAAAGGCATGAAAAAAATGTTTGGTAAGATGTATCCAAATTGTGTCAAGAAAAAGAAGAAAAAGAAAAAAAATGAAGAAGTAGAACTAGATGAGGCTGACCCAAAGAAGGGTACCGGAAAAAAGCCTAAAGGTTCTGGTCGAAGATTATACACCGACGAGAACCCAAGTGATACCGTATCCGTTAAATTTTCAACTGTTCAGGATATTAAAGATACTCTTTCGAAAGAATCATTTAAATCAAAATCTCATAAACGACAGTCACAAATAATAAATTTGATTCATCAACGTGCCAGAGCAGCATATAAAAATGCTAAAGACCCTGAAGTCAAAGCACGATTGAAAAAGTCTTTTGATTATGCTAAACAAAGAAAAGAAGCATCAAAACGTAAAACACAAAGAATGAATAAATCAAAGAAAAAGTAAATGAATGTTCTTTCTATTGATATAGACTATGCTTATAGCCCTAGTATTTCAAACTATGATGAATTTATCGAAGGCGTTAGAATTTCTGATGAAGAACAATCATCAATTTTAAAAAACAACGCAATTTTTAAACCTGAGTGTAACCCAGAAAAACTAAATATATTAAAATCAGTTGTCAAAAATAATATTAAAAAGCATGCTCCTGTCATTATTATCGAAAACCATGATGAAATATTAAATTTTCTACCTGATAATATTCGAATGTCAATTTATAATTTTGATCATCATCATGATATTTATTATCCCGGCTGGCATTCGCTTGATAAATTAGACGAAGGAAATTGGGTTTACTTTTTAAAAGATAAAAATGTCACAGAGTACACTTGGTTTAGAAATAGTGATTCGGAAGATATGTTATTTGATTTACCTGAACTTAAATTTAATATTAAACAGGTGTATAATATTAGTAATACTTTGCCTATGTTTGATATAACGTTTTTTTGCATATCATCTAGGTGGTCTGGAATCACAGGTAAAGAAAATGTGATGGAGTTAGTAAAACTAATATTATGAGTATAAAAAAATTTATTAAAGAAAATTATCTACATTTTAATGCTGGAGAGCTAAATCGAGCGGTAGAAACACTAGAAAAACAATTAAAGTTTAAAAATAAAATATTTTTAACTTTGTCGGGTGCTATGAGTACAGCCAGAATAGGAAGATTACTAGCCCCAGCTATTGAAAAAGGATTAATTGGCGCCATATGTTGCACTGGGGCAAATTTAGAAGAAGATGTATTTAATGCTATCGAAGGCCACAGATATAAGCAAGTTCATTGGAGAAGTTTATCCGATGGAGATGAAGAATTTCTTGTTAAGTCGGGCTGGAATCGTGTCACTGATACATGTATACCGGAAGATGTAATGCGTCATGTATGGAAAATCTTATTAGAATCTTGGAATTCAGAATTTAAACTCTCTCCCTACGAACACATGCGAAGAGCTTTGAACAAAATTGTAGAAAGCGAAACAGTGACTCCAAGGCTGAACGAATCTTGGGTATGGGCCGCACACAAAGCAGATATTCCCGTGTTTGTACCCGGATGGAGTGACAGCACTACTGGAAATATGTTTACAGCTAGCGTAAAAAAGGGAGAAGTAAAGCACGGATATCATTCAGTAATAAGTGATGCAGAACAGTTTGAGTTGTTAGCAAACTGGTACGAAAATAATACTAGTAATGTATCTAATGGTCCAGCTTTTTTACAAGTTGGAGGTGGAATTGCTGGCGATTGGCCGATTTGTGTTGTGCCATCGCTACGACAAGATGAGAATAAAGATGTGCCACATTGGGGCTACTTTTGTCAAATTGGTGATGCGCCGGCATCATATGGTGGATATTCTGGTGCACCACCGAATGAAAAAATTACATGGGATAAGATTTCTAGTCAAACGCCTAGATTTGCAATACAATCTGATGCTACAATAGTATTACCGCTTATACTGTCCTACTTATTAGAAACCAAGAATAACAACTTAAATGAAACTCCTACTTGAAAATTGGCGACAGTATGTAACAGAAGATTGGCGTGATACATCATGGGAAAACGATGATAAAAAAGTTACAATCGGAGATGTGCTTGATTATTTAGAAGATGCGGTTGTTGATATTGATGTTTTAGAACTCTCGCAACAATTACCACCTTTGCCAACACAGGGAGCCGAAAGAGTTGCTGCAGCAAATTTAGAGTTTCCAATCATCGTTGTCAAGAGCGGTGGTCAATACCGATATGTTTTGGATGGGAACCATCGTCTTCAAAAAGCGATTAATCAAAAGGCTGAGAGCATAAAAGCAAAAATCTTGGATTTAGATAACCCAGAGACACCTGATGTGTTTAAGAAAATGTTTGGAGGCGCAGAATGAAACTTTTACTTGAAAATTGGAAAAATTATGTTTTATTAGAAAATATTGAAACGGCAACTCGATTATCAATTTTTGATTTCGATGAAACGATTGCTTTTTCTGAGGGATATATTATTGTTATTAATAAACAAACTGGAGAACAATTTAAAATTTCTTCTCAAGAAGAATACGATAAGCTTAAAAATGATGGAGGGTACGAGTTTGATTTTTCTCCACTTGATCAAGTTAACAATGCTGTAGAAAATCCAAATATTACTTCTATACTGAGGGATAGATTGTCAGACCCCAACACTCAAGTTATGGTTTTGACGGCAAGGGCTCCCATTTCTATAGATGATATTCACCGAGTTTTACAAACTTTCGACAAACCAATCGAAACTAGAGATATAATAATGATTGGAAATGAAGGTGGCAATAAAGGTGAATACATTAGAGATGTCATTCTTTCAAAATATGATAATATTAAAGAAATAGAGTTTTTTGATGATTCAGACAACAATATTGTTGACGTGAAAGCAGTAAAAAATGAAACATCTGAAAACGGCACCATAGAAAAGTTTGACATTTATAAAGTGTCCGAAGGAATTCCTAAATTAGAAAATTGAATAAACTAGTTACATTGTGGAGGATGAGGCATGCCTGATAACAATGGATGGGATACGTATTCCAAATTAGTTTTACAACAATTAGAAACTTTGTCAGCTGGTATTGAAGCTTTGCGTACTGAATTGCAAGACGTAAAGGGTCAGTTAACAGAATTAAAAGCTAAAGAGGATAAAGTTCAAGAATTAAAAGTTTGGAAAGATAAGATGGATGATGTTGCATCTCCGCCACAAATAAAATCTGCTTTGGAGGATATTGAAAACCTTAAAATTTACAAAACAAAAGCGATGACTGCTTTTATGGTTGTGCAAGGTATTATGGCCATGGCTTTAGCTTGGTCTAAATTAGGTTGAGGTTTTCATATGGCAAAGAAAAAATATAGCACTGATAGAATAAAGCAAATTATAAGACAAATAAATGGTAAGTTCGAAGATGAAGAAGGTGCTACAAATGAACTTATAACCTGTGCTATGATTAATGGGCAAGGTGATATATGGTGTTGGTCTCCAGAAAAAAGAGAATTTATTAAAGTGAATCGTGGCACTAAAGTTTATATTTTAGATTTTCAAAAAGATGAAAAAAACAGATATATGGTTTATGATGGATTTAATATTTTTTCAATTGAAGACAAGGAAATAACTGAAATAGGATTTAATTAATGCTTTTTACATTTAGTAAATTTTGGCAAGTGATTCTTGCCAATACTGCTGCTTTATTATTTTTGAATCTAGCAGGTTTTGAAATAACTTTAGTTTTGCTACTTTGCACTATGCTTGTAATCTTAGCTGATTAATAATAAATTACTATTTATTTGATGCTAATGAAAGAAAAAATCAAGTTTGGTGAACTTAAAGCCAAAGAACTAAAAATTGGTGATATTGTATCTTGGTCCAAATGGAATGTAGAAACTGAAAATTGGGACGAGTTTATGGGTGTCTTATTAGATACTCGCAATGAACTTGTAGGCAATCGTCTTGTTTCTGTTTCTAAAGTTATGCCATTAAATAATAACATGACTTCTGGCGAATTAGAGTTTTTTACTCTTTCGCTTAAATTGGTTTCACATTCTGATGACAAAAATAAATAAAGAACAAATAATTAACTACTTATCATGAGGCAATCACAATATGCTTGAAATTATAAAACCATTAGTTTCAGAATTTTTACCTTTTGCACAAAAAAGAATGGGTTTTAAAAAGCCACCTAGAATTTTTTTGAAAAATGATTCAGCGAACGCGAGTAACCCATTAGGTAAAACTGCATACTATGATCCAACAGAAAAATCTGTTACACTTTATGTTACTAATAGACACCCAAAAGACGTGATGCGGTCCCTATCACATGAATTAGTACATCATACTCAAAATTGTAATGGTGAGTTTGACAAGCCTCATTCTATGGGTGATGGATACGCTCAAAATGATGCGCATTTAAGAGAAATGGAAAGACAAGCATATGAAATAGGAAATTTATGCTTTAGAGATTGGGAAGACGGGATAAAAAATACTACTTATTATGAATCTTTAAACAAAGGAGCGAATTTAAAAATGTCTACTAAAGATTGGAAAAACGGAGAACTTACCCAGCTTTTGTCCGAAGCTTGGGGGTTTAAATTTAATACTCTTCAAGAATTTGAAGAATTTAATGAAGCTGGAGAGGTGCAAACCGAAGGTGACGAAGAAATTGAAGAAGTTGCCGGTGTATCACCTAGAAAGCAAGATAGAAGGTCACCAAAGCTTCAAAAGGACCGCCGTGCTGACTCTGACAGAGATGATGACGATAAGGTTGATGAAGGCGATGATCATGACGATGAAGAAAAGATGGAAGAAGGCGGTGCAGCTGCACGTACTGGAAATGAAGACAAAGATGTTGGAAGAGATAGAATGTCTGCAGACCGCGTACACGAAGGCGAAGAAGAAGATTTAGACGAAAGCGTTGATGAAGATCTTGAAGAAGCAGCCAAGCCTGATTACATTGATCTCGACAAGGATGGCGATAAAGAAGAGTCTATGAAAAAGGCTGCAGCCGATGCAAAGAAGAAAAAGAATGAAAATCGCATTAGTGAAGCTAAGGTTCGTGAAATTCTTCAAAAAGCAATTCAACTAGCAAAAACCAGAAAAGAATCTAAGGAATAATACAAATGTCCGACGCACTCAATAGACAGTGGCGGGAATTTGTTATTGAAGAAGCCTTGGCTGACAAGGACATCTTTAGCTATATTCAGGCTCTGGAAGAATACATTAAATATTCAAAGCCTAGAACTTTGACTGAAAAACGCAGATTGTCTGTAGCCAAACAAAATCTTAAGGAAGTTAAGCGTTTTGCTAGAAGAATGGAAAATCAAATTGGAATCCTCCAAGAAAAACTTAATATTTTAGAAGAGTCGATAGGAGACAAGTAATGGGTGGTGCAGCTGGACACATGGATCACCCATTTGATTTGGGTTCTGTTAATACTGGTTCTGATTTACTAGATTTCTTTTTAAAAGCTGAGAAATTTTTAGAAAAGAAGGGCGCCGGTTCAGTCAAAATAGATGGCGTTAATGTATCTTTCAAAGTTGTAGAAATTGAAGGCGTACATCAATTTGCTGTTGACCGTGGTTCCATGAAAGAAATAGATATAAGTGGAATTACTGTGGGTCGAGTAGATCAGCGTTTTCCCGAAGGTCACGGTATGCGGCCAGCAATACGAACATTGCTAATGATTCTTAATAAATCTATATCAGATGTAAAAAAAGAATTAGTTGAATTAGGAATGTGGGATGATCCTTCTATGTTTTTAAATACTGAATACGTTGCAGGCACAACTAATGTTACTAAGTATGATGAAAATTTTCTAGCCATTCATGGACTAAATCAATTTTATGAAAGAACTGCTAAATCAGGTGCAAGTAAAGGAAATACGAGACCGGGCGCTGAAAGACCACCGGACGTAAAGGCCCCAAGTAAAGAAATATCATATAATCCAAAAGTCATGCAAAATTTAGTTAAAAAACTAAATGAAGTGGCAACTAAATATGGATTTCAAGTTTATGGTTCAGTGCCTACTGAGAAAGCTAACGACATAGATTATTCCGAAACATTAAAAAGGCCTTTCACAGTAAAAATTTCTGATGACAGAGAAATAACAAAATCATTAGAGGACTGGCTTTCCGAAGCAAATAATCCACGCTACAAGATTATAAAACTTAAGAACGGTAAAACTACTCACCCACTGCATAAAGAGCTTTATAAGGCAATATTGGACGCTAAAACACCAATAGTAGACTTAATTGAAGATAATGATGCCGAAGCTGCGATATATGGTGCCATATTTATGCATGCTACTAGATTACTAGGAAATGACATATTAAATGGTTTAACTAGCCCAATGGGTGATGTTATAAACCATGAAGGGGTTGTTTTAAGGGACGACAAGTTATTTGGTACCAAGCCGGTCAAAATTACAGGCGAATTCATTCTTGGAGGTATGGGTTCGGCATTTCAAGCTGACACCTCTATAAACGAAGAAGACGAAGACGAGGATCCAGTAGTTGACAGTGATTTTTCCAATGAAGGCAAAACGTATGCAATTGTACCCGGAGCTTTTAAGCCGCCACACATGGGTCATCTAAAGATGGTGCAACAATATATTCAAAAACCTAATGTAGATGAAGTAATTGTTTTAATTTCATCTCCAATGAGAAATCAAAGAAAACTAGAAGACGGTACAATAATTACCCCTGAACACTCTGCCAAAGCTTGGAAGCTTATGTTAGATGAAGCTGGATTAGGGTCGCCAGAAGTTAGAGTTGTAAAGTCAAAACAGCCCTCTCCAATATCTGCTACATATGATTTTATAGGAAATGATGGTCCCTTAGAAAAAGGAGATAGCATAATTCTAGGAGCTAGTGATAAACCTGATGATAATGGAGTACCTGATTGGCACCGGTGGCTCTCTGTAGATCCCACTAAGCATGTTAAACCCGGGGCTAAACTTTTAGATATTCAGAAAAATGCCGTTAAAGCATTCGACAGGGCTAATGGTGAGCCTTTTCGTGCACGCGACATGAGAAAACTAATTACAATGGCACGAACATCTGGTAAAGCAGTGGAAACACTTGAAGAATTTATTGGAGAAGACAACGTATTTGATCTGTTGGCCATATTTGGTATGGGTCCACAAAAAAGAGTACAAGAGATGTCTTCTATGGGCGGTGGCAGTGTCCAAGGGGCGCCGGCACTTGGGGGAGGTCCATTCCGTAGAAAAGACGTCGAGAAAGAAAATGAGAAGCAGAAAAAAGCCAGCAAACTTAAAAAAGAAAATATTGATTTAAGTATTGTTGAAGAAGTTATGGGACTATTTACTGAAAGAGGAATATTTGTAAAATGAATTCTGATCAAGAGAAAATCCTTAAAGAAAGTATAAAACAAGCAATTCAGGTTGTCAAGAAGAAAAAGAGTCTGCAAGAAAATAAATTGCGTTCGATTATACGACAGTTTTTAAAGGTTGAACTAAAAAATTTGCAAGAGGCTGCAACACCCGATAATGATCCGGCGCCTCATAAGTCAACTGGAATTAATGTGTTAGAAGATTTGTTAAAGAAAATAGTTCCAATTCTGGAAGACGATTACAAGCTTTTGACAACTAACGATGACCAAAGAAAATCATTTAGGTCACACATCATCAATGCCGTAATTGGCTCACTAACTCCTGTTGAAGCCAACAACGATGCTCCAAATATCGATGAAGATATTGAAGAAGACATTAATATTGATGTTGGTCAAGGTGATGATGATAAATTTATCGATATTAGAACTGATGCTGAAAAATCAGCCGATGAAGAAGATCCTAAAGACGATCCTGTGAGTTCTTTTGGAATTGAAGGTGAAGATGAGACCGGTAGAAATATGGCGTATTCTAGCTATAAGAAAATTGAAAGTTCTGTAGTAGATGCATATGATTTGCTTTCTAACACTGAGGATCAAGAAATATTTTATGAGTATCTGATAGCTAATTTGAAATTGTATTTTGATAAATTCGAAGGCGAACTAGCTACATCACCAAGCGAGCCTACTAACAAAGCCTACGATTCTGCAGCAAAAGATCAAGGCACTGAAGATACTATAGACTTTGAAATTTAATGACTACTAAAAATAAAAGTATTGCTAGTAAATTAATTAATGATGGTATTGCTAGTGAAGATTTGTTAGTATTAGTTAATAGTATATCATTAGAAGATATTATAGCACTTAAATTAGAGTTGTCAAGTAAAATTTTACAAAATAGATTTTACGGATTTGACATATGGCGAAATACGAATTATATAGTTAAAGACGCTTTATTGAAATTTGCAATTGCTAACACTAACAGTAAAAAAGATGCTGCTAGATTCTTAAATTTAAATTATTCAGCTTTTTCAAGGCTAATTAAAAAGTTTGAGGTTGACAAGTATTACGAATGATGTTACAATTAATTAATGATATAATATCCGGCTATACTACTAAAGGTAGCTCCATGTCTATCAAGAGCTTCCAAAACAGGGGGTTTGAAAAAAATAAACTGAGATTAGCTGTGGTGAGCAAGAGATCCACACCGGGTATTTTTTAAAGGAGTGCAAAATGTTAAAATTTATTATACCAATGTTAATAGCTTCTTGTGGACCAGCAGAACTAAAATCAAATTTAAAAAGTGCTGACACAAATAATAATATTGTAGATACAGAGCCGCCAGAGCTTGGAGTTAATGAGCGTGATGATTGTGACCAAAAAGCTTTGGGTTCAAGTGTTTGTAATTTTGTTCTTTTAGATCAAAATGGAGACTATTGGAATCTCTATGATCATCACGGTAAAGTTATAATTTTAGATTTTTCTACAGCATGGTGTTATCCATGTCAAATGGCTGCAGCACATACCCAGTCAGTTCAAGATGATTATGCATCGGACGTTATATTTGTCACTCTTTTAATTCAAGGTGAAACAGGCTTGCCAGCCACTGCAGAAGATGTAGCTACTTGGGTAGAATCTCATGGCATTACTACGGCGCCAGTACTACAAGCTTCCAGAGAGTATATAATGGATTCTGCCGGTATTACTGGCTATCTTGTTGGTGGATATCCAACATATGTTTATCTAGATCGCGATTTAACAATTGCATATGCACATGTAGGTTATTCTGAAGAACACATGAAAAACATTTTAGATGGCTTGATTCAATAATGTGGAAAGTATATAAATGGGATGGTCACTATATTATGGGTGATTTAGTAAGCAAGCATTCATCTGAAACTGCAGCATTAAAAGCGGCTAAGAAAAAAATTGATTTCACTCACAAAGAAAAAATTAAAAGAAACAAAGAAGTAATAATTTGGTTAGATGACTTGAAACATGAACCAATCGGTGTTATAATTAAAAAGATTCGGGGGTGATTTAGGTTTCGACAGGGCATTGAAGAAAAATAGTGCAAGCAGGTTAGACACGACCTTAACAGTTCAAATAATTTAGTTGCAAATAACAACTTACACTTCGACGAAGCAGCTCGTTTAGCCGCTTAATCGGGAGGCTGATTAGAGCCTTCTATCCAATCTAGTCAAAACAACAGACAAGTTGTAAAAATCAAAAAACTTATCGCAATAGGATGGTAAGCGATATTTTATAGCCATCTATTTTTGTCAGTTTATGATATAGAGACTGAATAAGCTTGTGAATGACTACAATTGGAATTGTTCTGGACGCGGGTTCGACTCCCGCCACCTCCACCATATAAAATTATGAAAAATAAAACTAAAATTATAAAACAAAAATGGGCCTACAATGTTACTACGTCGCCTATTGATCCGCTTGATGAACTCAGCCTCTGGTGCAGAAGGAATGTAAAAAGAAAAGAAAACAAACATTTTCCTCGGTCTGAAATTAATGTTCTTAAAAGTGTATTAACTTGTTTGTGCGGGAATCACCCATGGACCGATGATCCGTTTTTTGCGAAAAAAGACTATGATGATGAAACCGGCAGAAACACGGCTATAACAATCGCAGGCCCTCCAAGAACTGGCAGTACACTAGTAACATTAGCAATTAATGAAATTTTGTTGTCAGTGGATGATAAGGAACACAAAGTTTTCAAAACACATGAATTGTTTGATAGTCGATGCCCGTTACTTTTTGACCAGAAAACTTTATATTGCATAAGAAATCCTTATGATAGTTTTTATTCGTATCTCAGATATTTAGAGATTGATTATAAAGATGTGCTTGATAAGTCTGGACAAATAAAAAAAGAAATAATTAAGAATATTTTTGAAGATGTTCATTTAGCTGCGGCCTATATCACTTTACAAAAAGACCCATTCACAAAAAATATATTTATGAAATATAATAATAATTCTATTATTCTAATACCATATGAAAATTACTACAATAATGAAATGCAATTAATTGATGACATTTCTAAATATTTCAATGCTGATTTGATAGATGAACAAAAGAAATTAATTTATTCTAAAATATGCAACAAAAGCATCAAAAAGATATCTGATAATTTAGATGAGGGAACAAAAGATAAAAAATTAGGATATATTCACAAAAATCATATAGGTGATAAAAAAGGTGCACCCGGCCAAGGAAGTCAATTACCAGATTTTATTAAAGAACAAATATTTCAAAACTTAGGTGGTATTTATCAAGTTTTCGGATATGATTTAAAAAATTACAATAAATAATTTGAAATAGGTTATACTTAACTAAACAAAATATTTCTATTTACAACAGGAGAAAAAATGGAAAACGAAGAAAAAGATATAGTAACTGTGCAAGAAGGCCAATTTGTAAAAGTTCACTATGTCGGTACATTGGATGACGGCACCGAATTTGATAATTCGTATGTTCGTCAAGAAACATTGGATTTTCAAGTAGGAAATCCACAATTATTGGCAGCATTTAATAATGCATTGGTAGGAATGGAAGCGGGCGAAAAGAAGAATTTTCAAGTGTCTCCCGGTGAAGCTTATGGGGAACATGACCCAGAAGCTACAGTTACTGTGGGTCGTGATGCATTTCCAGAAAATTTTGAGTTTAATCCCGGTGACACTGTTGAGGGAACAACAGCTGAAGGCACACCAGTTTTAGCTAAAATTATTTCAGCTATTGAAAACGATGTTACTCTTGATTTGAATCACCCACTAGCGGGAGAAAATTTGAATTTTGAAGTCGAATTGGTTGAGATTCAATAATGTTTTTTGATTGGTTTTTTAAAAAAGATAAAACAGAAAATAAAAAAACTAGTTTTATTGATGCTTTCTTTGAAAAACCAAAAGACGATTTAGAAACGGCGTTGTGGGAAATAAAAGAAATTTATGATTTACCAACTGAGGAAGTTGCCGATGTTGTCTATTCAAAAAGAAAAAATTTTGATTATATAAGAGAGAAGAATAAGAAATAAATAATTATTTGTGTCAAAAGATTTATTCAAAAGAAAATATGTCAGTTTTTCTGTAGGCGATATCGTGCAGGAAAACTGGCATTTTACTTATTTTGAAAATGAAGTAATGACGGGAATAGTTCTTTCGGTGATAAGCAATTTTTATCACTATGGTTTTGATAAAGACACCATAGCAGTACATGATAAAATAAAAGTTTATTGGATTTCTCATGGGTTTACAGAAGAATTGTCAGGTGATATGGTACATATATTATCGAGGGTTGATGATGAGAAAATTCAAAGTGGATGAATGGGTAAATTACTGCGCTCTACCAGACGTTGAATATTTTAAAGATGATTTGAAGCGCGCCTTAATATTATCAGTTCTTGATAATGATTTGTTTTATGATTATAGAATTTATATAGAGAAAACAGGAAAAATAAAAAAAGTTAGAGAGTCCCACCTTTTTTCAATCGAATAACCTAAGTATTAATAGGGTGGCGATTGATATGATTAAAAAGTTTTTGCTTTTGATGTCGGCTTTTGCGCTTAGCTGTAGTCAAGATTATGCCATAGTAAATCCAGAAAAAGAAGTAATTGTAATTACAGAAACAATCACTGAAACTGAAACAGTTGAAGTAGAAATCGAAGTTCCAGTTTATGTGGAAGTCGAAGTTCCAGTTAACGAGGGAATAATTTGGGTTGACTCATTTACTCAACATATGTCAATCGATGGTATTGATATTTTATGGGTAATCGATCGTTCTGGTTCAATGAGTAGATATAATGGAGAATTATTAGCAGGAGTAGAAGCCATGCTTAATGCTCTCCCCGTATCTGATTGGAGATTGGTAATGATAAGTGCAGATCCTACAAAATCAGTTTTAAGTAATGAGTTTCCTCTAGTACCGGGTGACGATATTGATGACGCTGCAGCCATGTTGGGTACTATGGTGGGCGCCCACCCTTGGGAAGAGGGTTTCAATTCTGTATATGAATATATTAATCATAACCCATATTCTACAACTTGGATGAGACCTGATGCTGGACTGTTGGTTGTTTTTGTATCTGACGAGGATGAGCAAAGTGATTGGGAATACCCAGCACCTTCGGATTTTTTAAGTTGGTATACTGGACTCAGAATGGGTTCTGTTTTTATGGCTAGCGTAATCAATTTGGATGAGACTGAATCTATTTGTACTCATTCGGTTAACCCAAGAGATGTTGGAAATAGATATATAGAAGCAACAAATACACTTGGTGGAATTATTGTAGATATCTGTTCCAATGATTGGGCGCCCGGAGTTACAGATGCCACCAATTCAATAGAGCCTTATGAAAACTTAACATTAACACATAAGGCCGAGCCTGATTCAATTAGAGTTTTTATTGATGGTATACTCAACAGTGATTGGCACTATCAAGAATCAGATAATACAGTTTATTTTACTATTATTCCATCTGCTGGTCAACTAGTTGAAGTTGGATATAGATACATTGAAATTGATACCGGCCCATAAAAAATATTTGACATTGGTTGTATTTTAAGATATAATACGAATATTATGAATATTGAAACTTATGATCAAAACCCAATTGTTTTATTTGACATAGATGGGACAATTACAGAAGCAAGAAAGTTAGTCTCTAAAAAAATGATTGAGACTCTAAGAGAGCTATCCTATATAACTGAAATAGGTTTTGTTACCGGTAGCGGCCTTGAGTATGTAAAAGAGCAATTGTGGCCGTTACTTAATAGCAAAGAAATAAGAATTAACTGTCATATACTGCCATGTAATGGCACAGAATATTATATACCAGACCCAGATAACTTAGGTTCTTTTCTCACAATTTATCAAGCGTCGATGGAAAATCACGTAGGATTTGAAAATTTTCAAAAATTAATGAAGATACTTATAAAGCTTCAGGCAGAATTAGTTGATTGCGATTACGACATTCCATATAGTGGTCATTTTATTCAAAATAGAGGCTCTACAGTCAATTGGTGTCCAATTGGTAGAGATGCTAATTCTGGTTCTAGAAGTCAATTCAAAGCCATGGATAAAATTTATGGCATTAGAAAAGATTTCTTAGAAAAATTAAAAATTGAAATGTATAAAAATGAATTAGAAGAGATTACTGTAAAATTAGGCGGCAATACTTCTTTTGATATTTATCCAGATGGGTGGGACAAAACATTTGCATTAAAACATTTTCCTCATGATTTGTGGAAGCATTATTTTGTTGGTGATAGGTGTTATCCTGATGGAAACGATTTTGAATTATTCAATTTTTTGAATCCAGAAGGTCGAGCATGGGAAACTTCTGGTCCAGATGAGACTATAGAAATAATTGATATCAATATATTAAACCAATTAGAAAAAGGATTTTAAAATGGTAATACATAAAAATATGTTTGACGAAACAAGTGAAGAAAAACCAACAGTTATGGTTTCTGGAGGCTTTGACCCTGTGCACGTGGGTCATATTCGGATGATTACACATGCTGCACAATATGGTGATGTGATAGTTATTGCTAATTCTGATGAATGGCTTTATAAAAAGAAAGGCTTTATATTCATGGAGTTTGCAAAACGCTCCGAGATATTAAATTCTATCAAAGGAGTGATTCTTGTAGATTCGGTTGATGATTCAGATGGAACTGTTTGTGAAGCAATTAGGAGACATAGGCCTACATATTTCGCAAACGGAGGCGATAGAGGAAAAACTAATACTCCTGAACAAGATGTTTGTGAAGAATTGGGTGTTGAATTATTATGGGCAGTCGGCGGCGATTATAAAGCTGATGCTTCCTCCGATCTTGTAAATCGCTTTAGAAAAAACAAGAAATCTAACAAACCCGCCCCAAAAAGACACCCTAACAAACACTCGGGAAGATAAAAAAACATTTGACATTCTTGTAAAAACTAGTTATTGTATATGAACAAGATAACAAAAAAAAATGTTAATTTTGTCGGAACTAACTTGAAGACTTTAAAGCTTGATTTAACATATCGTCCAATTGAAGTTATTGATTCGATCGAAGCTCTTGTTCTTTGCTTGGTGGGAAAGGCTATAGCAGTTGAGGAATATGAAAATACTATTCGTTCACCCTCGTCGATATTCCAATTACCTTCTGTAATTGTACTCAAAAACTTAGTTAAATATAGAATTACAACCATTCATTGCACTAGAGAAAATGTAATGGTTAGAGATAAATATACCTGTCAATATTGTGGCGTCAAGCCGCTAAAAAAAGAACTTACACTTGACCATGTATTACCAAAATCAAGAGGTGGTCAAAATACTTGGCAAAACTTAGTTTCTGCTTGCAAAAAATGTAATCAAAAAAAAGGCAACAAAACTCCTAAAGAAGCAAGAATGTTTCCGATGAATAAACCATGTAAGCCAAAATATGATTTCTTGGGCAATGTAAATTTTGTACAAGATGTTTGGTTAAATTATCTTTGGACTTAATTAAAAGGAGAAAAAATGTCCACAATTCGTGATAAATTACAAAATTTAAATGTTTCAGATGATACTATGGTATCTCTGAGTTATTCGGAAGGAACTGAATGCTTTATGCACACAGAAGATCAGGTTGAAACTGCCATGGCAGAAACTGATGTAGTGCAAAGATTTTCAGAATTAGTTACAACACCCGGTCTAGAAGTTCAAACAAGGTGGGGTAATAATGTTTTGGAAGAAATTAGATATCAGGGTCTGCTAGAAGAATATGAAAGAGATGAAACTTTTACAGAGTTTGTTGATGATGTAATTCGCTCTAACTACTATGATTTAGATTTATTAGAACATCAAACTGAAGCATATGATTATAAGAGAGGTTTTTGCACCTTGACAGCCGATGTGATTGTTAGCGCCAAAGATTTAAAAACAAATTTTGTAGACCTGTCAGGATGGACTATTTCTGTAGAAACAGAGAATGGGACATTGTCATTTGACGCTTAGTTTACTGAGAAATTAATTTTGTTAATACTACTTAATAATACACAAGAGACATCATGAGTAAAATAAATTATGTGTTAGATACTAGTGTATATTTAACTGACGCTGATTCAATATTCAATTTTGGAGATCACGACATTTATATACCTTTGAAGGTATTAGAAGAGATTGACAAGCACAAAAAGCGTCAGGATTCACCGGGTGTAAATGCAAGAAAAATTATACGTTGTTTAGATGACCTTAGAAAAAAGGGAAGTCTTCATACAGGCGTTAAATTAGCAGAAAATAAAGGTACTGTTAGGGTAATGTCGTATGAAGTCTTGAAAGACGTCATCTTTCCAGCAGATTTGAATTTGCAAGTCCCAGATCATATAATTATCGCGACTGCTCTAGCTGTGAGAAGCCAACATATAAATAAAAAAACTTGTTTGGTTTCTCGCGATATTAATATGAGAGTTATTTGTGACTCCGTTGGTTTAGATACGGCTGATTATGCAACTGAAAAAGTTATAACTTCTTCAGAGCAATTGTATCCCGGATTTGTTGTCCATGCTGTTGATGATCAAGTAATCGATAGATTTTATAATGAAGAAAATATCATAATTGATGAAGATGATGTAGAAGAAAAATGGTATCCAAATCAATACCTTCTCTTGGTGTCAAACTCAAATGATAAAAAAAGTGCACTAGCTAGGTTTAAAAGCCATTTTGAGCCTTTAGCTAGAATTAATAATGATAAAGTTGTAGATTGGAAAATAAACTCAAGAAACAAAGAACAGGCTTTTGCGATTGATTTGCTGCTAGACCCAACAGTTAATATTGTTTCATTAGTTGGTCAAGCCGGCTCAGGAAAAACATTATGTGCTATTGCTGCTGGTTTACAGCAAACAATTGGTTTGCGAGGCACAAATATATACGATAGATTGATAGTATCGCGCCCTGTAGAGCCTTTGGGCAAAGATATAGGGTATCTACCCGGTACGATGGAAGAGAAGATGCTACCGTGGCTTAAGCCCATTCAAGATAACTTACAATTTTTATTGGGTGGCGACAAAAATGCACTTTCTATGTATATTGATAAAGGAAAAATAGAAATTGAAGCTTTGACTTACATTCGAGGCCGCTCAATATCAAATGCATTCGTTATCATTGATGAATCACAGAACTTAACTGCACATGAAATTAAAACAATTATTACTAGAGTGGGTGAGAACACAAAAATTGTTTTAACTGGCGACATTGAACAAATTGATAACGTATATATTAATGAAACAACTAACGGCTTATCTCATGCTGTTGAAAAATTTAAAGAGTTCCCAATTGCTGGACATGTCACGTTTAAGAAAGGCGAAAGATCCGAAGTTGCAACTCTTGCCGCTAAAGTGTTATAATTAACTTGACAAATAAATTATTATAGGAGATAATATGATTGAATCAGATACCATGGAAAGCCCATTGACAAATAAAATTGTTGAAACAGACAACTCACTAAAGCAAATGCTTGTTGACTATGTTGGCAAACAATTTGCTACCGAAGAAGACGAAGGAACTTTTGATGTTACAGTAAAAATGATTACTGATACATTGGCTAACGAGTTTCCTGAATTTGTTTTGTTAATGGCTGAAGAAAATTGGTTGAGAGGTTATCAACAAGGTTTAAACGATGCTGGATTATATGAAAAACAGCCAGAACAAGATTCTGGAACAAGTGAGTAATTTTTATACCCCTTACGGTATACAGGTTTATTTCAAAGATCAATTAATGAATCCTGAATTGGACGTCGAAAGAGTTGTGTCCAAGTTAGAAAGATTAATACCAAAGCACTTACTTTCTGAAATTGAAATGATCATTATAGGTTATTTTGAGGAATTTGAAGAAAAAGAAATAAGTGCTTTTTATAAAGATGGAACACTTAACATTTCTAATTTTATTCAAGATGAAGAAGAATTATTAGAACACATGATTCATGAAACCTCTCACTCGGTTGAAGAAGCTTATGGATCACAAATTTATTTTGACCAAAAAATTAAAAGAGAATTTTTAAGTAAAAGAATGGTTTTACATGATTTATTATGGAAAATGGGTTATAAAGCACCAAAGGCTTTATTTTTAAATTCTGAATACGACAAAGAATTTGATATGTTTTTGTTTAAAGATGTTGGTTATGATAAATTATCTGAAATTATTATGGGCTTGTTTATCAATCCATATGCTGCGACATGCTTAAGAGAATATTTTGCAACTGGATTCACAGAATTTTTTGTTAACAGCAATGAAAGAGGTTATCTCAAAAAAATTGGTCCAAAGCTTTTCGATAAACTGGAAATTATTAATAATGAAGAAAAACTTGACAGTCATTATTAAATAAGTTATAATATATGTTGGAGCGATAATGTCACATATATCATATTCAGAATTGAAAGATTGGGCTCATTGCCCTTATTATCATAAGCTTACTCGGGTCGATGGCATTGATGGGTTTACGGGTAATCAATATACAGCTTTTGGTTCAGCAATCCACTCTGTTTGTGAAAAAAAGTTACTTC